AGCGATGATTATAGAAACAGGGCTTTATATACAGCAGCCCAAAGAATTGATCGTGAAAGGTTCTTAGGTGCTAGAGCAACAGATACTCAAGCATTACAATGGCCTCGAACAGGAGTAAGAAAGCCTGATACTTATATCAATACTTATTCTGTTGGGTTTCCTTTTCGCATAACAACAGATTATTTTACTGACACGGAAATACCTGATCAAATAAAGAAAGCACAGGCTGTCTTGGCTGCTTACTTGAATAACAATAAAGACGGTCTTGGACTTAGTGGATTAGAAGATTATAAAAACATCAAGGTTGGATCTTTAGATGCAACTCCAAATTCTTACGGTGCTGTTGGTGCTGATCGTGTACCACCAATGTTTGAAAGATACTTCACAGGCATTAGAATTAGTGGACCAGGTAACATTGCAGTAAAACGGAGCTAATGGGAATGTCTTCTTATCCAGCAGCAATCATCATCACAGACACAAACGCCCATACTGGGAGGTTTGGAAAGATTACTTGCTTAACAGATTCGACTGTTACTTTAGTTTCTCCGAATGTCACTAAAAATGGCTCTTCAACTGTTTCTGGAATTGATCTAAAAGCAAGTACAGATATTGAAGGAGTTTTTACCAGCATTACTCAAACAAGTGCAGGATCACTTATTGCTTATAGAATCTAATGCCAGTAAAACCTAAAGGCTTTAGAAAAGCAGCAAGCAAAGTCCTTAAGGCTGTAGGTGGTAATGTTACGATTCGTAAAGTTACAGGAAGTGCCTATAACACCACTACAGGTGCAATGGGAGAGACAACCGCAGATACAACTGTTAAAGGTTTTGTTGAAGGTGTTTCTAAAAGAGAAGTAGGAGAGTTAATAAAAACAACTGATAAACGGTTAACAATTGCTGCTGCAGATTTGAGTTACACTCCAACGGTTGCTGATCGAGTTGTAATTAGTTCTACAGTTCATCAGATTATTAGGATTGAAACAACAGAACAAGGTAATACTGCTATTAGTTATGAATTGATCCTTAGAAGCTAATGGCAACAATACAAATTAGATTTGATCAAATAGATGAATATATAGAAAACCAATGCAATAAATTAATCCGAACGGCTGTAATTGAAGCAGATAAAATGGTAAAGCTGGCAACTCCTAGAGATACAGGAAGACTTGTAAACAGTTGGCAAGTTGGAGAAAACACAACAAGTGGAGGATATGGAATTGGACCTGTTTCTTATGCAGCTCCTCCTATAGACAGAATTGGTTATGCGTTAGAAAGAATAGGAAAAAATTATTCTATTCATACTAATTTGCCCTATGCCGAACCAGTATTGACAGGAAATAACATGCCGAAATCTTGGAAAGGTAGATGGAGAAGTGCTGAGAATAAATATCAGAAAAATTATATTCCTATTCAAGTTGCTAAAGATATTCAAGGAATGATTAGAGTCAATGCAATGAGAATTGGTAAAACCTCATGAGCAGTACATTTAATGATGTCAGAGCAGCTATAGAAGGACGCATTGCTACAGAGATGGCATTAAGCCCTGCTTACCCTGTTAGTTATCCAAATGCACCTTTTACTCCACCAAATAACACTCCTTGGATTGCTGTCTCGTTAATCTTTGGGAATAATAATTATGCAACTTTAGAAGCACCTGCTACTGGCAAATCATTTAACAGGCAAACAGGAACTTTAACGATTGATATTTTTACACCTGCTGGAGTTGGTGCTGGAGCTAATTACACCATTGGTGAAAGAGTAAAAGATAAGTTTGACAGAGCAAAGTTTAGTAGTCTTATTTTTGATCCTTGTTCTGGATTAGCTACAATAAGACCAGCAGAGCAAGAAGCGTTCTTTCAAACGCAATTCTCAGCTACATTTGACGCATACTTAGACTAAATCCAATGGCTGTTACTGTTTTATCAGGTACGTCTGGAGCCTTGTACTACAAACCTGCTGGTACTACAGGAACATTCGGACCTTCCAATGTCGTCATAAATGACGAAACTATGGCTGTTCAAACTTACTTGAATCTAAAAGTAGGTGATCCAGTTAAGTTTCAAGTTATTGATTCTTCTACAGGAGGATCAGGAACAGGAACTTTACCTGCTGGATTAACTGCTGGTACGACTTATTACGTTAGTTCTTACACCGCAAGCAGTGGACTTTTAAAAGTTTCAGCAACTAATGGTGGTTCTGATGTAAACATAACTGATACTGGAACAGCAGCAGCTCCAAATAAGTTTGAGGTTTATTACAACGATTACGCTTCTGTTGGGCAGGTTCAGAACTGGTCTTTTGAAGTAACTCGAAGTGAAATTGATGTAACAACGATTGGTCAATCAGTTGGTCAATATGCACCGTTTAAAACATATATATCAGGATTTGCTGACGGTACAGGTTCAGCAAGCGTTTATGTGACTGATGAAGATTCAACTTTAGCTAATCGTTTAATTGAAGATGTTATTCAACGTCAACAAGACGGAGCAGCATTTAAGCTTTATCAAGACAAGCAAGGAACAGAAGCATTAAGTCGCAGTATTGCTATGGATGCTGTTTTACTTTCTGCAAGTTTCTCTGTTAATCCAGATGATGCACAGATGGTTGAGGTTAATTTTAGACCTAATAACGTACCAAGTTTCGACTTTAGTACTACTTCATAGTCGGTTTATACCCCTTAGCCTTGTTGCTTGGGGGTTTTTTAATGCGTACAGTTATAAAGCAAACAGAATTATCCTTTATGGCTACCGCCAAAACTAAGTTAAGTGCCTTAGCTCAATTAAAAAAAGCTGCTAATTTAACACCTGTAAAAAAAACAGTTGAATTGCAATCTGGAGGTATTTTTGAGTTTTGGTGTACTCCTTTAACAATGGCAGAAAGAGAAAGAGCACAAAAAGGAGTAGGAGAAGATATGAACGCTTTTGCTTTGCAATTATTTATTCAAAAAGCAGTAGATGAAAATGGTCAAAGATTATTTACTGCTGGACATACTGCTGAATTAAAAAATGAAGTACGAGATGCAGATTTACAGAAGTTAATGTTGGCAGTTATCAATCAGGAGGATGTAGATCTTGACCCAAAATCTTAAAAGCTCAGTTAAAAAAAGATAATTGGCTAATGCTTCAATTAGGTGTAGCAAAAGAATTGGGTTACACGTTGACTGAGTTGTTAGAAAAAATCACAATGGAAGAGTTGGTTTTATGGTCTGTTTATTTCGACACTTTGAATGATGAGGAAAAAGATTCTATAAAGCGTTCACGCTATCGTTAGACTGTAAAAAATTAGGCAAAAGAAATGCCAGCAGTTGCAAATGTATCGGTAAATATAGTTACTGGCCCTGCGGCTGCAAAATTAAAAGCACTTAACGGAAATTTAAAGACAACCAATACAGCTTTAAAAGGAACAGCTGCTAGTTCTGCCGCAGCATCTACAGGTTTAGCAGGTGTGGGTGTTGCAGCAGCAAAAAGTTTAGCTCCTTTGGTTTTATTAACTGGAACAGTTACGACACTTGGGAAAGGTCTAAAAGTTTTTAGTGATAGGCAAAGAGATGTTTCTATTTTAAGTCAAGGTTTAAGCCGATTGAAAGGAGGAACTGCGTCCTTGAATGATTTGAATGAAGCAGCCGATAGATTAGGAAAGCAAACTTTATTTAACCAAGAAGATTTTACAAGAGGATTTAATTTACTTACCAGTTTTAAAGCAATAGGAGTTGACGCTTACACAAGAGTTGCTGAAAGTGCTGCTGATATTGCACAGGTAAACCAAGTAGATGTAAAAACTTCCTTTATGCAATTAGCAAAAGCATTGCAAGATCCCAAAAGGAATTTAGCTGCATTGAATCGTTCAGGTATTGCTTTTACTGAGAATGAAAGGAAGAAAATAAATGCGTTAATGGAATCTAATAAAGTGACAGAAGCCCATGCAATGATTTTAGGAATAGTAGAAGGAAGTTATAAAGATTTAGCAAAAGCAGGTGCTAAAGGTTTTGCAGGAGACGTTGATTCATTAGGAGAATCATTTAATGATTTTGCAGAAGCATTAGGTAAAGGATTAATACCTGTCCTTCAACCAATAGTGCAAGGTTTAACTAAATTTTTTGATGTTATGTCCAAAGTCCCAACAGAAGTAACAACAGCAGTTATAGCAGTAGCAGGAACAGGAGGTTTGATTGTTGCTTTTACTGCTTTGAAAGGAGTAATTGTTACATCAGTAATACCTGCAATTCAAGCTTTAAATACAGTCTTATTAACTAATCCTTATTATGCGTTAGCTGCTGGAGTTACAGCCGCAACAGTAGCTCTTTATCGTGCTGCGACAGCTAATGCAAGATTTGCAAATGATGTAGCTAATGGAACTAAACCTGTAGAAGACGCTATCACCAAGATTAATGAAATTAATGTCAAATTGAAAGACTATAAAGCTTTGATAGAAGCTAATCCTGATCAAGCTAATTGGATAAAGAAAGAAATAGAAAAATTAGAAAAAGAACGGCAAATGTATAGAGATGCCATAAATACTTTTCAAAAACTTGCGAAAACTGGTCAAACAACAGAAGGATTAGAAACTGCAACTGAGCGTATTGCTGTTAAATGGGAGCAAATTAGAGAAACAATTGCAAGTGGCTTAACAAGTGCAATTGAAGGCTTAATTTCTGGAACACAAACATTAGGTGAATCATTAGCTGGTATTGCTAAATCAATTGCAAGTATGTATTTGAAAGCAGCATTTATGAACATGTTGCCTGGATTACCAACAGGAGCAGAAGGAGCTTTTGTTTCTAATGGAATTAAACCATTTGCTTCAGGAGGCATGGCTACAAAGCCTACTCTTGGTCTTATAGGAGAAGCTGGTGAGGATGAGTATGTAATTCCTGCATCAAAGATGGCTGCAAGTATGCAACGCTACTCAGCAGGTGCTAGAGGTGAAGCTGTAATTCCTGGCACTGGTTCGTCTTATGCAGGTGGAGGTGCAGGAGGCTCTACTACTGTTAATTACTCTGGGCCTATATTGAACTTTAATTCTGAAGAGTTTGTTCCTAAGTCTGCTGTAGGACAAATTATTGCAACTGCTACATCTCAAGGTGCTAAAGCTGGAGAAAATAGAACTTTAACTACACTAAGGAATAGTAGAAGTGCTAGATCGAGGTTGGGAATGTAATGACTGTTGTTGCCTTAACTGCTTTTGTTACCGTCAAACAAAAAGATGGAACAGTGGAACATAAATTCCAAAACGGAAAACATACTGCTGTAGACGGACATGCTTACTTGTCTTTTATTTATCAAGGAGCAGCAATGAACAGGTCAGGAGATAATTTAGAAGCTTCAATCATCCTTGCTAATAATCCTTTAAGTATGTCTTATGTCAAGGATTTTGTAGAGCAAAAATATTATATACAGGTTGAAACTTTTTTAATGACAACTGATTTTAATAAAGATACTGCCGCAAGAAATGGAGGCAGATTAACTGGTGAATATTGGTTAGCTGCTGGCATGAGATACGATCCAGAATCCATTGAATTGTTATTAAGTTCTGCTATTGATGCTGTTGGTGCAAACGCTCCACAACAGACTTTGACAAAGAAAAGGTGTGCTCATCTTCCTCTGACAGGTCAATTACAAAATCTTTGAAGCCTTACAAATTAATAGGACTTGAATATCGTTTAGGATCTGATCCTGTAAAGCATGGAACTGGTGATTGCCTGTCTTTGGTTCGTACAGTATTAGGTCATTATGGTTTTACTGTTCCCAAAGGAAAGCGTGATTGGTATCGAAGATTAAAAAGAAAAGACTATAGTATCTTTTT